TTCGGCTCCGATTCCTGCCGCCAGGTCACCTGCGCGCCGTTTGTATTTGCGTTCCCAGGTGATGACTGTGAACAGGTTGGTGGTCACAATGTCGGGTCCGTTGCCAGTGTCGACGCTAATTTGGATTTTCATGTTTCTCCTTGCACGGTTGGAGTGTTAGTTACGGGGGTGTGATGTCGCGGGCCCAGGTGCCCCCTGTGAACACCGCTTCGGACACGCTCAGCTCGCCCACGGTCGAGTTGATCGGCGTGAAGCTAGAAAGCATGGCCGACGCTATTGTGTACTCTGGATTGCTGGACGACTCGGTCGTGCCGCTCGGCGAGATGACCAGGGTGCAACTGCCGGTGTTAACGGCGTCGTAAAGGGCCGCCTCAACTTCGTTTGAGCCATAGCTGTTAAACAGCGTGAGGCTCACCTCGACGTTTTGGAGGCCTTTGGTGAACTTGTGGGCGGTGTCGCCAAACGCAGTTATCTCAAGGGCGTCGTAACCGCTAGTAATTGTGCAGCCGGTGCACTGGTCGGACAGGTCGTAGGTGGTGACGCCGACGGTGAGGTTCACAGTCGCGTTGGACAGGAACGTGGTGGTTGCCATGTTTAGTTTCTCCTTGCCGCTATTGCGACTGTCAGGTTGTAGGCGGGTATTACTTGGTCGCCAACGGTGACGGTGGCGGGGCGGCCGCCGGTGACGGCCAGGGTTGTCGACGCCATGATGGTGTCGGCGGTCGTGATGAGGTAATCCTCGGCGTCTTGGTTGCCTGGTGGGGCCGCCAAGATCAGCAGGTCGAAACGTATGTCTCCGACGTTGTAGGTGAACGCGTCGAAGGTCGGCGGGTTGACTAGGACGGTGAGCGGTCGGGCGTTTCGCGGGTCGATGACAGCTGCGAGGCCGAGCGCGGTTAGGGCGTTGACGACAGCTGTGCGAGATTCGGCGAAAATGCCTGTTGCGGGCATTAGGCCACCTGGCTTCGGCGAATTCCGAGCAGACGCATGATCTGGCCCATTGTGCCGGTTGGGGCGCTGATCGCCATGTCCTGAAACGACGCGTAGGAATCCACTGATCCGCGTTCACGGTAGAGGCTGGCCGCGTACATGATGGTGCCGAGCTTGACGGCGCTACTTGGCGCGGTTGTCAGGGATTCGGCTTGATAGCCGGCCATCTTCCGCGCCTTGTAGGCCCAAGCGTTGGCGGCATCCGTGCATACCCCAACGAAGGTTGTGTCGTTAGCGGTAGCCACGGAAATACCTAGCCACGACAGAACGTCTGCGGCAACAATCCAGGTGCACGTTTCTGTCCAGGTGATTGTGCCGGCCATTGCGTCGCGGGCGACGTCGCTGCCGGCATTGGCGACAAGCAGCTGGTTGAGAATGATGATTTCGTCATCAAACGTGAAATCGCCTTCGTCGTCCAACCCGGTGAAATACCTGGTCGGTACGTCGAGCACGGTAAATGTGCCGTTGAACCCTGTGGTTCCGGCGATAACGATCGTTTGGCCGATGCCGATTTCTGTTGTTTCTAGGGTCTGCACCACGGCGTAGCCATCGACACGTTGCGTGTGCGTGACGGTGAAAACGGGCATGGTGCAGAGCTCCTAGCAGCAGTTAGCGGATCAGACGAAGGCGGCGCGGACGAACTTCGTGTTGTCAATCATCAGAGTGGCGAAGTAGCCACGGAACGCGATCGTGCGCGACAGCGTCGACGGCGAATCAAGGCTGATTGCGCCCTTCTGCTGTTCGAACACTTCGTAGCCCGAGGCGTCGCCGATGATGACGGTGTCATTGGCAAAGTTGCGGTCCACGACGACCTGAAGGCCGAAGGCGTTGCCGTTGGGCTGACCAGGGGTCAGGTTGCCGAACGCGTTCATCGGTCCGATCTGCGGAAACAACGGCCGGTCAGCCGTGTCGGAAAGGCCCATGAGGGTGCCCCACCAGTCGGGCGACAGGAACAGGTGCGTCGGAAGGTTGCCGTTGCTCGACGAAAGGATCGTCTGTGCGCGGGCCGAAATCCACGAAGCCCAGTAGGCCGGATCGGTTGACGAGGCCGCCGCAAAGTTGGCGGTGACGGATGCGCCGGAACGCAGGTTGTCGGCCGCGTAGTTGTCGGTGGCGTTGGCGTAAATGCGGCTCATGTCATCGAGGATGATTGAGAGCACTGCCGGGTCGGTCCAATCGAGGTCGGCTTCGGAAACATTGACGTATCCGCCGAAAATCTGCTTGGTCACCTGGTTGTTGAACACAACGAGGGTGCCGGACTGGTTGCTCATTTCGCTGAGGCTTGCGCCGATCGAAACGTGGGTGGTGACTTCGGGGCGGATGAACACCTTGCCGCCACCAGGCATTGCGCGGACGCCGATTGCGTCAACGACGGGGCGACGGCCCACGAAGTTGTTGTACACGGGTCCGACGATCGGGGTCGGCAGGATGCCAGGCGTGTCGGTTGTGACGACATCGGGCGCTGCGGCCTTGATGGCTTCCCTCATTTGGTGCCAGGCTGATCCGCCGGCGATGGCCGCCGAAAGGTACTCGACTGCCGTGGGCAGCGGGACTTCCTTGCGGGCCGTCGCGTAAACGATCGGGCTGACGGGGATGGTTGCCGGTGCCTCTGCGGCCTCGGCCTGAATTGCTTCTGACACTTGTTCCTCCTCGGGGGTGTCTTGTGGGTTGGTTTCGTCGTCCTCCGGGTCGGCCGAGGCGGCGATTTCTGTGATGACCGCATCCGAAAATGCGGGCACGGCGACTAGCGACAGCTCGATCAAATCCGCTTTGGAAACAATCATGACGCCTTGCTTGTCGAACTTGAACTTTGTTGGGTTTGCCCCAACGGACACGGAATCGTAAGCGCCGGACTTGAGGAGCGCGACAGCGTCGCGGCTGGCCCGCGTGTCGGCCAGCGTTGCTTCAAACTCAAGACCGGCTGCGGTGTCAGTCAACTTGTTGACGACGCCGCGAAGCTGTGTCAGGTCGTGGTTTTCAACAAGTTTGGCGGCCTTTTGGTTGACGTCGAAAGCGCCAGGCAAAAAACGAACTTTTTGGCCGCCGGCGACGGTCGCGGTGACGTTCCACGGCACAGCAACGCCAGAAATTTTTGGCGCATAGTTTTCCTCGTCGTCTTTTGCGGCGAGCAGCTCGACGCCAGCGGTGAATTGGATCATCGTCACTCCAGGTTCATTTCATCTTCGGGAATGTCCGGCATGTCATTGCTTGGCATGTCGGGGGCGGCCGGTTCGCGGTACACCTCGGGTTGCTCGACCATGAAATCTTCCAAGTATTCGTCTACGTCAAATTGGACGTGGCGGCCGTTGGGCAAAACGTCATTCATGCTCAAGCGTTCTTCGATGGCGTGGAGGATTGGTCGAGCGCCGAACAGGATCAGGTCCTGGCGTGACTGTTGCGCGTTTTGGTATGTCATGCCGGACTGGTCAATGCCGAGGAGATAGCCAGGAATGTCAAGCAGGCGGGCCATCTCAAGCGCCTGGTATTTGCGTGACTCAACAAGCTGCAATTTGCTTGGATCCGACGAAAACTCTTTCCATTCCACGGCGCTGTTGAGTGCGCCGATCGCGGACACGCGGCGGGCGTTTGCCCAGGCTGACGCCAATTCGCCGAGCTCTTCGGACGACATTGGTTCCGAGTTGCTGGTTTGCTGAAGGTAGCCAGCGGCAATTTCGGTTGCGGAGAATCGTTCGGCCGCCTGGTCAAGACGCAACGCGACCTGGACGGCGCGGCGGCCCGCATAGACGACGCCTTGGTTGGGCGTGAGGAACGTGATGACGTTGTTGACGTCCAGCGGCATGCCGTTGAACTCAAGGTCGCTTGGCATGCCAAACCATTCCGGCGACGCCGGCATCGTGGTCGAATAGACCATGTTGGCGGGTAGCCATTGGAACGTGGCAGGGAAGCCGGTCGAATACCGGGAAGTGACGGCCCAGTGTGCGCGGCCGTACATGATGAGATCTCGGGCGGTTTTGCCGATGATGAATTGGCGCGGCACCGTCGGATCGGGTCGGCTCATCCACGTTTCGCCCTGGACCCAAATTTTTTCGTACTCTTCGCCGCCCCATTGCAGGACGTAGGACTTGAGGTCGAGGGTGCCGACGACGGTTGTGATGAGCGAAACGGCGCGGGCGATTGTGGGGACAGATAGGGCAGCCTCTTCAGAAGCCCCAACGCTGTACGAGTAGAACTGCCCTATCTGCGATGCGCCTGCAGCTGCGCCAACGGGGGACGAGGCGAAAGCCGGGGCTTCGATCTTTTTGCGGAAAAGACCCACGGTCGGATTGTGACTCGCAACAATTGCGAACGCAAGCGTTTCAGAAAAAGATAGAAACTGATCCCCTACCTGGCGAAGGCGATGGCGGCGCGGGTTTTTTGCTGTGGTCGAGCGACCAGGGCCGCGGCCCAAATCATGCAGCGGGCCAACGTGATGAGACCAGGCGACTTTTGGCTGGATAGCACGAAGCCCGCGGCGGT